TTATCAATAGCTGCTGCGCCCGTGAGAGCGTCAAGGAGCGGTATGGTTACATTCAGTTGGCCAGCTATAAAAGTCCACTGTACCGCCCCGTTATCAAGCTCTATTCCGATATTATCCCCTACACACCCCACCTCAATATTACCGGTCCCGGCGCCGGAGATCGCAACCGTGGTTAAAGCCTTGAAACTGTTTGTGCTGTAAGCCGTTGTTGTGTTCGGTCCTGTAACTGTCTCTGTCACAGCCACGCCTAAGGCATTTGTGCCGGTCAAAGTAAAAGTAACGCCGGAATCGTCAGCGTCAGAATAAATTAACACCTTACGCTCTGACGGCAACGTTGCCACCCCGCCAGACACCAACGTGCCAGACAGAGTAATATCACCCGCACCCGCTGGCGTGACTGCCGTAATAACACCGTCACGGTCAAAGTTATCTGACATACCCGCAATAGAGTCAACCGTGATAGTTGTATCAGTCGCTGCTCCAGCAGTAGCCACCTCGGTTTTGCTGTAATCGTTTGTGGCGTGGTCACCGCCGTACCCCACTGTGTACTCGTACCCGCCGGTGCGGGTAAAGACTGTTATTTCTTCATCTTTCCATAAGCCAATATTCTTAGCGGCCCAACCCTTTAACATATTATTTAAGGTTGTAGCGCAAGTAGTAAGATCGGCTGCCGCTATCGTTTCGCCACCGCTGACCACACCCAATAACTCTAACGCCTCTGTTATTATGCTGTCTCTGGTGGCTGTTAAATTGACACTACCGGATAAAGACATTTCTACCCCTTATATAAAATTACCGCCGCTGGCATAGTTAGTATAAACCTTGTTGCCAGCCGCCGCCGGGCCAGCTAAAGAACCCTCTGTGAAAGTTAAATGCGTGACGTTGTTAGTTACTTGAAACCACTGCACTCGGCCATCGTTGAGGGTCACGCCTACCGCTGAACCGGTGGAAATATGAGTAAACGCAACCGGCACAATGAAGTTGTCGCCACTGTCAGCGTCAGCCGCCAAGGTTGTGTGGTATATGGTGTTTGTCACGTCAGGTCTGGCGATAGGGACAGAAATATCATCCAGCTTGGCCTTTACGAAGTCCAGCTCATTACGTGGCTCCCAACAAGGGGAACACACAAGCAAATTATCCCAGGTCTTGCGTGTCTCCCGAATATGAAACTTGCCACCGCACCGGTCGCAAATCACATAGTAATTGCTCGGCTGGTCTGCCATTAGTGGCTGACCCCAGCGGTGATGCTTGTGCTACCACCAGCACCGGACACGTCTGCTCGTATCTCGCAATGCCCTCTCACGGCCACAAGCCTTGCGCCAGTCGTGGTGAACTCGCTATTGGACGTAGGCAACATCGGGATAAAGCTTGAACAGCCCTCCGGTTTAATCATAAAGGAAACAGTTGCTCCGTCCATTGTGCCGGAGACCCATAGAGTCCTACCTGTATCGTACCCGTTATAATCATCAAGCGCAATGGTTGTGCCACTGGTGGTATTGCTTGTTTGCCCGTCAAGTAAAAGATAAGCCATTACAGCCCTCCTAAAAGGGGCAGGTTCCCCCGCCCCGATAAATTAAAGTATTTTAGGTAACAGCTGCCAGCGCTTCTGCCATAATCCAATTAGTGCCGTCACTTACCAGTACACACCCATCAAAAGCTGGGGTGAACGTGATAGTCGTGCCGTTCACAAAGGACGCCGGAACGCAAGTGCAAGCGTTTGATACGTCTTTGGCTATAATGCGTATAGCCTGACCGGCAGTGCCAGCAGCAAGGGTCATAGCGCACGAAGCACTGGAACCGTCAAGGATAGCCAGCTTATCTGTTAAGGCGATCGCCCCGTCAGCCGTGTATGTCGTGACTGTGCCAAAAGTTTGGCCGGTAACATCAGCGGTTATTCCATTAGGAAAACTTGTACTCATAATGCACCTCCTGAAAAAGGCGGGGCTGCTACACCCCGCCAAGGGTTAATGGTTAAACTCCAGGAGTGCCGACAATACAGCGAGGGTCAACCCAACCGCAGTCATACCGCTCAGTAGCCGCTGTGCTTAACACCTGATTATCAAACACATTGTCTTTCGCAAACTCAACCGGGCGCCGCTGCAATGAGATAAGACCCTGCGGCACGTTAGACGTAACAAAGTAAGCCGTAGAACTGGTCAAATAATGGTTAACCATAATGCCCTGCGGGAAAAACCCTTTCAAGACATTGGTTGCGTTCTCGGCAGTGTTGCTCTGGAGATCAGATTTCAAAATCCGCTGTGCCTTGAATAACAGCTGAGGCGGGATAAGTAACTGCTGCTGCTGGAGGTTGATCTTGTTCCCCAGCTCGTCAGTCATAGTCTGAATCTGGATAGCCAAATCTTCCAACGCCTGTTGGCAGATAGTAGAAGCAGACGACAACACGTTAGACCAATCACCGGCCTTAGACGGGTGATCGCTAACAATCATAGCCTTGCCGTCACCACCAGTATAACCAGTGTCAAAGGCTCGATTAAAGATATTGCCGTGAACAGTCTCTTTAGCCTGTCGTAAGGCGAAAGCTAACGAAGCCGCACGGGATTTGCCAACGGCTGAATACTTACCGTCCTCAACCTCTTCTCTGGTGGTTTTGAAACCAAGCCCATGAACAGTCTGGATAAACCGCTTAGTCCAGCCCTGAGAATGAGAGGCGTAAGTGATAGACTCACCAGCAGGTTTAACAACCGCCTGAGTAAAACCTGTCATCTGCGTATATTCGTCATACCCGTTGTCAGTTTTCTCAACCCTAAACGTTTTAGAAAACTCTTCCTGGTGCTTATTGTACTCTGCCCCGAACCACGCTTTTACCCCAGCGTAGGCTGCTTTGGGGTGATTACCTGTAAAAATAATAGACATTGTAAAACCTCCTTATGAAGCGGTTACGCCAAGTGAACCATCGCCATCGCCAGTAGCCTTGAAAGCACGGGCCAAATTCACAGAGACTTCCCACACACCATGAGCGCCAAGTGAATTATCAGGCCGGTTCAATAGCCGTCTTATCATCAACTGATTGGAAGCGTCAGCCGCCGGTGCGTCACTATTCATATCAAGCTCCATGCCGGAAATGCCAGTAGTCGTGTTGCCGGAATGAGTTTGGATAAGATTAGCATTCTGACCGACCATAACCGCACCAGGCGTGGCCGCTCCATCGTCTCTGATAAGATACGTCATATCAGGGTCAACGCAAACATACGCATAACCGCCAGTAGAGGCTGGAATATAAGTTTTAGTCAAATCATCATAATTGATGTCAAACGCCAGGATAACGCCGTAAATATACTCGCCGTTCCCGGCTGACGCTTGCTCAATAGACTGATAGAACCCAGTCGAATCTTTCTGCGCCAGTGTAGGGTTAATATCAACTGCGTCACCACGGAATAAGGCCGTACCGTACCCAGAAGATACATAACATTTCTGAATCATGTTAGGCCGTACAGTTGTGGCCGGGATAAGCCCAAAAGGGGCATCTATGTTAGCCATGTTAAAGTCTCCAAATCATTAAAGTTATTCAATCTGTATGCCGCCAGTCGGCACGTACCCTGATGCGCCAAGGTTGTTCTTAAAATTACCAGAGCGTATCTGATCTTCTCTTGCAGCAATAGCTGCCTGTGCTTCTTTCTGATCTTCCTCGTAAGAGTCTTTATGAATACCCATTAAATACATTCTGACAGGCTGGCCGCTCTCATTCAGCCCGCCGCCCAGCATAGACGTTAAAGAACTCATACTATCGTTGCCGTCCTCAAGCCGGTCTCCGATCTCAACTCCATCGCTGTTTATAAACACATACCCAGCGTCTAACGCCCTTTGCAAAGAAGTCCCGTCATCTTCAAACCAGCACTCATGCACATCGTCTGGTATGCCTCTGACGGTCATCTTCTGCCCTGGGTTATTCAATGGTACTCTCTTACTCCTTGGTATTTTTCTGAAACCTCTTTCTCTCGGCTTTGCGACTTTGCCATCATCGCCGATCACACCGTTTGTATGCTGCTCCATGTGCGCTGCATAACTCTTATCGCTCTTACAAACTTTACCGCATATCTCACAAGCTTTACCGCATATCTCACTTTTCATCTGGCTGTCTCCTATTCGTTATATGCTTCCAGAAAATCTTTTTTAGAATAATTAGGTATCTCTGCCGCTATCAACTTATATTGCTCCTTAGCGTCTGCTGGCAGTTTGTCCCACGCCGCTGTCCCACCACCAGCGTTGCCGCCGCCCGGTGCCGGGTCTGATACGGTCGCAATGTCTCGGCGGTCTGTGAAAAAATCAGGGAACGCTTTACGGACGCCAGCCTCGACTTGCTTCAACTGTTCTATCGGGTCAGTTATGCCCTCAGCTTGCAGCTTAGACCCAAGATGATGGGCGTACCCGGTCATTTCAGGGGTTGTCTCGTTGTCGTACCAGGACTTGTTTTTCTCCCTAAACTCCAAAAACGGCGTTGGGTCAATATCGCCAGCAGTATCGTCACCCGCTGTAACCTCTGGAGGTGCCTCAATTATCTCAGGCGGCTTTAACTCGTCCTGAGCCTTTTGGATACTATCGTATTTGTCCCAATCCTCCACCAGCGCTGCTTCTTTCTGCTTGCTCCGTAAATCGTTTAGAGCGTTCTGGTACGCCTGTGACGCAATCTTAGATTGTACCTGTAACATTCGCTCAGTCGTGGTTTTTGTCGCCTGTAACTGCTGCTCCAGCCGCTCAACCTTTGAAACGCTATTACGAACAGTCGCCTCTAATTTTTGGTTGGTAGCCTTTAAAATAGGCAAAACCGTGTCAGTCCGCTCATTCCAAGCGTCCGCTGGCATCCATCTATCGGGATCGCCCCTAAACTCTTCCTGCGGTGTCCACCCTGACATTCTGGCCCTGTCTATTTCAGACGGGTCAATCTCTGGTGCTTCTTCTTCTCCATCACCAACCTGGCCATCGCCGGTGATCTCTTCTGTATATTCGTCTGTCATTAGTCGCTCTCCACCATTGTTATGTCTTTATCATTAATTATCTTATACATTACCTTGTCTTTACCTGAACCCTCGTACATGATAAAACCAGCGTGGCGGGACACCATCACCCTGTCCCCAATCTCTGGAACAGGCTCGCCAAAATCAGCACAAGCCCTGCCCCCCATGTCAATGATCTCGCCCATATCCTGCTCAATCTGGTGGCTGTCCTGAACGCTGTCGGGAATATAGATAGAACCTATCTTCTCCTCCGGCTTGTCCATTTTAACCTTAACCTTAAAATCAACCGGTCTCATTTTCTTCCTTTCTGTAAGTCTCTACCAAGTTTAGAATAGCATTTAACTCAAAAATCCTACCTACATATACACCTGTCTTGCGCTGCGTCTCGCTGTCAAGGCCCTCCAACGTTGCCCCCGCTCCCATCTCCTGTTCCAGGCTGCGCTTCAGGGCCTCCACCTCCTTGAGGAACACCTTGGTTGGCGGGCTGACCGCCCACTCCGATAACTCGCTCATTAAAGAACCTCTCTGCCTCTTGGTTTAAAATTTCCATCCGCTTCTGTGCCAGAGCCAGCTCGTCCATTTGGACCCCTGGCCGAATTGCCTCGCCCTCTTCCCGTAACTTAAACGCTGCCGCATGGTTTTTGGCCATCTGCGACCGGTCCATAATAACTTTCCACAAAAACTTTTTCTCGTCCAACACAATCTGTCTCTTCTTCAACTCTATCTCAGGGTCAGGTCGGCTTAGCGCTTCGTCAGGCAACAACAACGCTTGTGCGTCAGGTAACTTCATAAGCTCTAAAAGCCGCTTCCTGATCTCCTGGTCATTAAACCCTTGACCAAGCATATTCCGCAGCGCATCAGCCTTGTACGCCTGGTGCATATCAGATATTTCTGTCGGGTCCGACACAGGCACAACGTCAAGGCCGTCCATATTGTAATCGCTCTTAGCAACTACCATCTCCTCGTCTGTGATTCTATAATACTGCTTGTCGTCCAGGTAGATACTGTTTAACCTGAACAGCTTTTTAAATTCAGACTTCAACGCCCGGTGGACTCGCTTATAAATACTCGTAAACACCTGCTGCCCCTGCTCAGCCAACGCCATCACGGTCGTTGGGCTTGCGTTGGCCCCAGGAGTCTGGCCGGTCATGACCTCAGAGACTGACGATAACTGCTTGCCAGCGTCTATCAACATACCCAACAACGAAAACAACACCATGGACGGCTCTTTAACCGGCATCGGCACTATGCTCTTACGCATATCCTCACCGAACATCGGCACTTCTTTCCACTCATTTAACTCAAACGTGACTTGCCCGCCTGACCTCGCTCGACCAAGCTGGGCGCCCTTCCCAATAAAACCAGTGTTACTATTATACGCTGTCCCGGCGTCTATTAGCTGGTTAATGTTAGTGTTTATCGCCTCGTTTATAGGACCAAGCAAATTACCAAAACCCATACCCCGGCTGCCGCCGTCAGGAGACGGGAAAAACACCATGTGCGTATAGTAATGAGTCGGCAAAATCTTAATAATCTTACCGTCTTTTCTGATAACATCTTTTTGCTCAAACCTGACATACACTCTGGCAACCTTGCGTGAGGCCTTATGAACAGTGACTATATACGGCTCTTTGTAACCGTCATCGTCCAAGTCAAGCCAGCAATGCTGCTCCAAGAAAATCAACGGAGAGTCCTCGTCCTCAGAATTCTGCTCTCTGTTCTCGCCGTCAGTGTCAATGTCATATTCAATATCACGATAAAACCCGCTGCGCTTACACTCCTCAACAACGTTAGGATAAACAGGTATCCTCTCGGTTATGCGCTGGGCCGACTCGGTTGACTTAGCCCAATAATTGATAGTCATGTTCTCGGACGGAACCCTGACACTCTTATTCTTTTTAGTGACTGAATCAAAATAAGTCTTTTTCCATTCCTCACCTACGACAGGAAAGCATACCAACCCCCTGTCAAGGTCTGTCTCCCACTCTGGCATCTCCTCCGTAACCTGATAACTCATGTGAGTTGATATCCTCTCGGCTACCATACTCTTTGTTATCGGTATCGGCTGGCCAGTCTGCCTGTCAACTATCGGCTCGCCTGTCGCAGGGTCTAACACCAACGCTACCGGTGCGTCACGCCCTACAACCTTGCACTTTACAACGTCAGACCCCTTAATAATATTAGGGAAACACCTCGCCGAAAACTGCATGGCAGCAGTCGCTATCAACGGGTACTTTACATTGGAAGCATTTGAAAAAGGGAAATTCTTTTCGGTGTAAACCTGCATCGCCAAGTCCATTGCTGGCTCGGTACGCTTAGCCCAATCAGAGCAGCTCTCCTCGTCTACATCAAACCCACGTATGACCTGCTCGCCTATCTCGTTTAACCGGTCATCATCTAATTCGTCAGCAAGGTTCTTACCGTACACTGATTTCTTATACAATATACTTTTCATTAAACAATAACCTTTACGTTAACGTTAACCTTGTCATAAGGTTACCATATTTATTTAATAGTGTCAACAAGTTAATACCCTGTGATCGTGTTTCTACCTAATTTACCAATCACACGATCGTCGTTGTCGTCCTCGTCAGGAGGGCAGATAGCATAGTTGACCCCGCTCCGCTCCACGTACCTGGTACAGTCCATTAAATGATCGTTACGCTTCGTGACCCTACCTTTCTCGTCACGGCTGTAAACTCGGAACTCGTCAAACCACGCACGACAACTCTTGAATACCTTTAACTTTTGCGCTACCAATTTGCCCCAAACTCGCAATAACCCCGCCTCAACTGCGTTGTCAGCAGGGTACAAATTACTCAGCATCCCCTGGTACTCAATTAACAACTTACGCCCGTCACGCTGGCTACTGCCACCAGCAGGGTCGGCCACACCAGGTATCCAGTCGCCCCTCGCCTTAATCGCTGCGATATGAACCGGCGGCTCCGCCTGACCTCGCTTGTAACAATCATAAATGTAATGCGTGTCGTTCTCCACGTCTATCGCCAACCACACCGCCGCCGTCCAACCCCAACCATAATCAAGTGCGTACACCCTCGGCCACCAAGCCGGAATTACAAAATCATCAACGGCTACCTCCTCCTCGGCTATCGGGTAAATTGCGCCACTCCCTAAATGCGGTACCCCTTTACTACGGGCGTCACGCAAGTGCGGCAACGTGTTACTCAATATCTCCTCTCGCTCTTTCTCGGTCAGGTGCGGAGCGTCCTCCCACGTTGCGTTTACCACAAACCGTGACTTGTTTACCTTGCCGTCTGCCGGGATCTTCCCGTTAGGCATGAACCCCAACACAACCGGCGTTAAACCACTTAACGGCGTAAACGTGGTCATTACCATACCGTTTACCGTTCTGGTTCGCATCAAGCACTCATCATACACCAACGGGTCCGTCTCCTCGTCCAACCAAATAACGTGCTTCTCAGTACCTTGAAAACTCTTTCGCCCCTGCTCAAAACTCTTGAACCCTAACCAACTCTGACCACCAAAAACACTGTTAATCCGCACACTCTCTATTGCATCTGGAACCCCAGCCCTCGACCTGATACTCTTATGGTCTATCCTATCGTAAGGTATCAACCCAGTCCCTATCGCTCCAGGAGGGCCTAACAACTTAACCTGTAAAATGTCCCGCACCGTTGTGTTCGTGTCACCTGCCACCCAAATATGAACAGGATGGGCAAACCGCCGCCCCTCCCACCAGTCAGGGTAATCTCCAGTCAAATGGGTGGTTACCTCATAACCACCCACGCCCCAAGTCTTCCCCACCCCATTGGCAGCTATCATACAACGCTCCCTCGCCCACTGCCCCGCCTTGAAAAACTCCATCTGTGGCTGGTACAACTCCCTACGCAACGGCCCCTCTTCGGGGTACAAATGTTTCAACTGCGTTAGGTCTCGATCACGCTTTATCGCCCTCAGCTGCTCCAGGGTCGCCCTCAAGTCGGCCATCTGTTAACTCCTTTACCTCATAATCAGCGTCTATATAACCTAACTCCTTGCTTAAACTCCGTATCTCTTCCTTCATCTGGTCGTCACTTAAATGTATCTCGGTCACCCGCTTATTTATATTTATCTGCTTACTAAACTCGTCAGGTGACACCCGGTCAAGCACCTTTAAGCACAACTCAGGATTATCCTTAGTCAGGTTCTGGTACAACGCTATTTTCGCTTTCATCTTCACGTTCTGCTGGAGCTGCTCTCGCCACTCCTTAAACTCAGGGTGATCGTGAACATAGTTGCTTAACGTTCTTGACGATATACCGGCGTACAGCGCTGTCTCACGGTGGTTTAACCCTAATAGATACCCTTGGGCCAACCTGTTTAAACAGGCCTTGTCTACCTTTTTATGACGCCCAGGGGGCTTGGGAATTAGCTCGGCGTTCGCCTCTTCATGGTCTCCAAACTGGACTATATCTTCACTTAACATTTGCGACACCTCCTTTCTCCTGAAATGGTACCCTATTAAACGTGTAAGGTCAAGCTGTTTCAATATAGAGTGTAAGGTACTATATAATGAACCTGATGGGACCCGAAGACAAAAAGACGAACCGATTTGCTGGTGGAGCTGGTACCCTATTGCATAACTACCTGTAATTATAGCGAATA